AACGTCTGGGGCAACGACTATTACGCTGCCATCAAGTGTTGCGGGTAAGAGTTTTACTATCATTGTGTCGTATGCGGCTGCTGATACGTTGACATGGGCGGGTGGTAGTACGCTCAAGTGGGCGGGTGGTACAACACCAACACCGACAAGTGCTACAGGAAAAATTGATATATTCAGTTTTTTTTGCGATGGCACAAATACCTATGGCATTACGAATGGGCAAAACTACTAATGGGCGCAGCAATTGATATAACCTCGCAACGATTTGGTCGTTTGACTGTGGTTAGCCGTGGAGCTAACAAAGGCAGACAATACGGTTGGAATTGTGTATGTGATTGTGGAAACACAACACATATTGCAGGTGTTTCATTGCGTACTGGATATACAAAATCTTGTGGATGTTTGCGTGTAGAAACAACTAGACAAAGACGTTCTAAGCACAAGATGACTAATACTTCAGAACATAACATTTGGTTAGCATTAAAAAAACGTTGTTATAGCAAAAACAATCCTGATTATTCAAGATACGGTGGTCGTGGAATTAAAGTTTGTGACCGTTGGATAAATTCATTTGAAAATTTTTATGCTGATATGGGAGAAAAACCATACGGCTGTTCAATTGATAGAATTGATTATGACGGTGACTACACGCCTGAAAATTGCAAATGGTCAACGAACATTGAACAAGCAAACAACAAATCTAACAATGCAAGATATGAATATGGTGATGAAAAACATACGATTGCAGAGTGGTCTAGGATTGCTGACATTCCATATACATTATTAAGCAGCAGATTAAAAAAAGGTATTAAGATGCCTTACGCTTTATACAACATAGACTATAGGTGTTCTAATGCTTAGTGCATCTAAATCCGGTAGTGGGTTATCCACAGGCTACAACCTCACACGCTCGCTGCGGTTTAGGGCGAGTGCGAGTGCTTATTTGAATCGGACGTTTTCAACGCCAACAAACAACAAAATTTGGACATATAGTTTTTGGGTAAAACGTGGGCAACTTGGTGCGTTTCAACAAGTGTTGGCAAGTAGACCTACATCAACCCCATATTCTTTAATGTATTTTGGGGATACAGATAACTTTCAATTCGATGATAACGCATCATTATATTTTGCTACTTCACAATTATTTCGTGATGTAGCGTCTTGGTATCACATTGTTGTTGCTATTGATACAACTCAAGCTACGTCTACAAATCGTTTTAAATTATATGTAAACGGCGCACAAGTTACGGCTTTTTCTTCTACAACTTATCCCGCACAAAACTACAATACCCAATTAAATACTGCATCAAGTCATGCGATAGGTAAAGGCGGTGTTTTTACTACCAATTACCTTGACGGCTACCTAACCGAAGTCAACTTCATCGACGGTCAAGCCCTAACCCCATCCTCATTCGGCTCAACCAACGCTCTCACAGGCGTATGGCAACCCGCACGGTACACAGGCACATACGGTACAAACGGTTTCTATCTGCCGTTCACAGACAATAGCTCGCTGACTACATCATCAAACGTAGGCTTGGGTAAAGACTTTAGCGGCAACGGCAATTACTGGACGACTAACAACATCTCCATCACGGCTGGCGTGACGTATGACTCCATGACGGATGTGCCTACGTTGACGTCTGCGACTGCGGCTAACTTTGCTGTGTTAAATCCGTTACGAAACGCTTTAACACTTAGCAACGCAAACTTGACGTTTTCTTCAACAGGCAACCCCGCAGCTAGTGGAACTATTGGCGTTACTTCAGGCAAATGGTATTGGGAAGTTACACTAACAAGCGGCCCTTTGTTTATGGGTATATGCGATGCTTCTGCATCAATGAGCGTACAAGCCGCATCATCTACAACCTCATGGGTTTATTACTCACAAAACGGTTTTAAATATTCTGCTACAGCAGGCTCGGCATATGGGGCTACTTACACTTCAGGAGATGTAATAGGCGTTGCGCTAGATGTAAACGCAGGTACGTTGGTGTTTTATAAGAATAATACTAGCCAAGGCACAGCGTATTCAGGTTTGACAACAGGCCCGTATTTCCCAATAGTAAGTTCAGACCAGTCAGGTACAACGGTTGCTGGCTCAATCAATTTCGGTCAACAACCTTTCACCTACACGCCCCCCACAGGCTTTGTAGCCCTGAACACATACAACTTGCCGACAAGCACCATCTTGGCGGGTAACAAGGTGATGGATGCTACGTTGTGGACAGGAACAGGCGCAACACAGACTATTACTAATGCAGGTGGTTTTAAACCCGATTTAGTTTGGGGCAAAAATCGTAGCGGAGCTGACCAACATTTTTGGGGTGATTCTGTTCGTGGGTTAAGTTATTACCTTTCATCTAACTCAACAGGTTCGGAAATAACTTCTTCTGTTGATATTACTTCACTAAACTCAAACGGATTTACGCTAGGTACAGGTACGGATTACAACCGCAGCGGCTACACTTTTGTCGGCTGGCAATGGCAAGCAGGACAAGGCTCAACATCAAGCAACACCAACGGCACAATCACATCGACTGTTAGCGTTAATGCGTCTGCTGGGTTTAGTGTGGTGACGTACACAGGTACGGGTGTTGCTGCTACTGTTGGGCATGGGTTGGGGGTTGCGCCTAGTTGGATTGTTGTTAAGCGTAGAGATGCAGTTGCAAACTGGGATGTTTATCATTCTTCAATTGGGGCAACTGGTCGTTTGTATTTAAACACTACTGATTCAACAAACACATCATCTGCGCCTTGGAATAACACAGCACCAACATCAAGCGTATTTACTGTTGGCACGGCTACAGACACCAATGCTAGTGGCTCAACACTTGTTGCCTACTGCTGGACACCCATAGCCGGATTCAGCGCGATGGGGTCTTATTTAGGCAACGGTTCAACATCAGGCCCATTTGTGTATTGCGGTTTTCAACCTAAATTTATTCTTATCAAGTCAACCACGGCGGCTAGAGATTGGATTATTTGGGATACTGTAAGAAACACGTTTAACATTGGTACTAATGGCGTTTTGTATCCTGATACTTCAGGTGCGGAATATTCAGGTGGCGGCGCATATGCGGTGGCTGTTACATCAAATGGCTTTTATTTGCCTGTAGCAACTACTAATTTAAACGCAAGCGGTGAAACGCACATTTACGCTGCCTTTGCTTCTAACCCATTTAAAAACAGCCTAGCCTTCTGAGGAACACTATGTTTGCAATTATCAGTAACGGCGTTATCGCCCTCCTAATCCCCGCTGGCACAGCCTTTGAGTGGGACGACATTCAATACCCCGCCAACTGGTGCAACCTATCTAGCCCCGAAGAAAAAGCGGCTATTGGCATGGTTGATGTGGTCTACGGTCAATATCCTAACGACCAATACTACTGGGTCAGCCAAGACGCACCTGTCTACAATGGCACAGTCGTCGAGATCAACTACACCGCTACGCCTAAAGACCTAGCCCAATGTCAGACTAATGCGGTCAACGCAACAAACGCTGCTGCCTACTCAATCCTGCTCCCAACCGACTGGATGGTAGTCAAGGCTGTCGAGACAAGCGGCACAGTAGCGCCCGCATGGAACACATGGCGTCAAACCATCCGCACACAGGCTGCTGACTACATCACGGCAATCAACGCTTGTACAACCACGGCTCAATTAGCTGCGCTGCCTTCTGTTCAATGGGCGCATGACCCTGACTACGTTGCGCCAACGGGAGCAACAGCATGAGTACAAACGCTTTTACTAAGTTTGGTAACACAGTCACGTTCTTGGCTGCTACAACGGCTCCTACGCCTGTTCAATGCGGTTCTAGCACCATTGGTGGCAACCAGTACCGGATCATCAATACCGGCAACGTAGTGGTGTTCTTGGGTTATGGCTCATCATCAAGCGAGGCTGCAAACAACGCTGTAATTGTGACTAGTTCACAACCAGCGTTTCCTTTATTGCCAGGCACAGATGAAATTTTGACATTTGTACCAAACGCATACTTTACGGGCATCACGGCAAGTGGTAACGCAAGTATTTATATTTCTCCAGGCGATGGAATGTAGACCATGTTAAAGACAGTAGCAATCACAAGCGGTAGTGGCGGTGGTAACGGCACAGTAACCCAAGTGGGCGGTACTGGTACTGTTAACGGCATTACATTAACTGGCAACGTCACAACAACAGGCAACCTGACTTTAGGCGGCACGTTAGGCAGCATTGCAAACAGCCAGTTAACAAACAGCGCAGTCACAATCGGCAATACGTCTGTATCGCTTGGGTCAACAATTACTAACATTGGCAACTTGACCCTTGCAAACGTCACAATTACAAGCGGTACTGTTCCTGCGGCTAACGTCACAGGCTTGGGTACGATGGCTACCCAGAACGCCAATGCTGTTGTGATTACGGGTGGAACAATCAATACTGTTTCACACACTGGCGGTACGTTTGCTAGTGCAAACATTACGTCTGTTGCGGCAACATTTCCTAATTCATACTTAACAAACAGCGCAGCAACGATTGGTAACACTTCTGTTGCTCTAGGCTCGACTGTCACCAACATTGGTAACTTAACCCTTGCTAACGTGACTATTCCGTCTGGTACGGTAAACGTGCAAGTGGTTAACGCCACATCAACAACATCATCAACGGCTACTTTTGCAACATCAAGTCTGCCGCTAGTGCCAGCAGGATACATACAAGTTAACCTTAACGGGACTGTTGTAAAAGTCCCATACTATGCGGTGTAAAACATGGATTGGCAACAGATTATCAACCTTGCGTTTGGTGTTGCTTTACCTGTAGCGGGTTGGTTCTTTCGCCAATTGTGGGACGCTGTACAAAATCTCAAGGATGACATTAAGAAGATTGAGATTGATTTGCCAAGCAATTACGTCAAGAAAGTTGACATGGAATCTCAGTACAACAAGATTGAAGCCATGCTTGAAAAGATATTTGATAAGTTGGACACCAAGGTTGATAAGTAATGGATTATGCGGCCTTATCGACGGTTGAATTTGGTGACATTGACTCTTTGAGCGGTTTTCTCTTTGAAAACGGCTTACAACACCAAGTATTCCGAGATACGCTGGCTCAATCAGGTTATTTAGTCCCTGCATACGATTTAATGGACGCAAATCCTGACAATTTAGATGATTGGTTGCTCTCTCATCAGGATGAACATCAGGCTTTTGCCAACCTTTTAGGCCTCGATAATCCTGCAAATATGCTCGATGTAGACTGGAATGTGGAGGATGATTTTTATGATTGGATCGCATCTCATTTGTATATTCACGAACAAATTGCTGCTGCCCTCAACATTAATGGATCGTAATTAAAAATCGTTCCCCCCCGCCAAAAAAAAATGAAATTATGAGCATACAGACATGAGCAACGATGGTTCATACGATCCGAATTGGTACACAAATGCGTACCCTGATTATGTTGCTGCTCAAGCTCAAGATCAACAAGCGATCCTTACTGGTCAACCATCGCCACAAGCCGTTACGCCAGACGCTGTTGCTACCGCATATCAGCAAATGTTTAATGCACCGGCACCACCTGATTTTGTGGCTGCCGTGGTTAATAATTATTCTAATAGCAGCATCGACAATGTTGTAAAAGATATGGCAACATCTGCTGCAACAAGCAGTGTGCCTTTTTCAAATACTCCTGGTGATACAAATAGTTTTACGGCAGGTATTAACCATTATTTAAGTTTAGGTTATAAGCCAGGCGGTACAACGTATGATGGTTTACCGACATCTTTTGTTAATCCTCAAACCGGTCAAGTTGTTGCTTCTTATGGCACAATTGCTCCGGTTGGCGGTGCAAGCACAGCCGTTCAATCTAGCAATTGGACTTGGAACGATGCTTCAAAAACGCCAGCAGGATTTACAACAGACGTTGCCAAAGCAAAAACTCCTGATACAAGTCTTGTAGATTTTGCAAAAGTAGCAGCAAGCATTGCGGCCGCTGTTGCTGCGCCTGAATTACTTGGTTTAGCTCAAAGCGGTTTAATGACGCTAGGATTGTCAGCAGAAAGCGCACAAGCCGCTGCGCCAGTTCTTGTTGGTGCTGCTAAAAGTGCTTTGACATCAGCATTGAGTGGTGGAAATGTTTTAACCAGTGCAGCGACCGGTGGAGTAACTGGCGGTATAGCTCCATATATTAGTGACGCAATATCAGGTTCTTTATCAAATGTTCTTGATAAAGCGTCTGCTGATATTTTGGCAAAAGGTATTAGTGGCGCACTTTCAGGCGGTGCAACCGGTGCAATTGGCGGCACAAACGCTTTGGTTGGCGCAGAAGTGGGCGGGTTTTCTGGTGCGCTAAATGAAATATTAGGTCAAGGTATTGGCGGTGTATCAGGAGTTAAAGATACTTCAGGCAGCAATATTTCAACATTTAATCAAGACCCAATTGGCTTAATTGCTACTGGCGCAATTGATCCGCCACAATATCAATACGATGCGTTTGGTAATGTTTTGCTAGATGAACAGGGTAATCCTGTTCCCGTTTTAGACACCGCAAAAGAAGATGCTGCCGCCGCTAAATCAGATAAAGAAATAACGTCCGCAGCAAAAAGTGTTCTTTCACCTTATATTTCTAAAACTTTAACTGGTTTATTTGGCATTTCTAGTACAAATTTGTCAGACCAATTAGTATCTGGCACATCATCATCTAGCAAATCTCCATATAGCTCATTGGCGCAACAGACCTCAACACGACTAAGTTCGCCACAACAACGGGCGGCATCATCGTCTTATAATTACGGCACAGGTGTGCAAACACAAGCCTCACCTGGATCACAAGCGTTATCACAAGCGTTAGGCGTTGGCGCACCGAGTTTAGGTACTAGTGGCACGGCAGGTGAAACTGAAGACCCGTCAACAGGCGGCGTACCACAGAACGTATGGAATCAAGCGTCATTAAGAGTTAAAGACGACACAGGAGAGTATTCGTGAGTAAAAGTCTTAGAAAGTCTTTAAATCTTGATCTGACTGATCTAGCGGAAATGCTACGTTCTAAGGGGCGCGGCAAAGATACGGTGCTTGCTCACATTACGCCTAAAGAAGCAGCGTTGTTGAAATCCCGTGGTGGTCGTGGTTCACGCAATCCTGATACAGGGTTGTTAGAATTTGACACAACTGATGATTATTCACCAATCGTAGACACTTCTGCCGATACAGGAGGCGCAAGTGAATTTGGTGGTGCGCCTGCCGCGCCTATTACTACCCCTACTGATACGTCTGGGGGCGGTGGTGGTGGTGCTGCTACTGGCGGTGACCCAGAGGTTCTTCCGCAAGGTGGATTTGATATGTCGCAATATGCAGGGCAACCTGCGCCGACAATTGATTCTTCAGTAACAGGTGAAGGTGGATTTGCTCCTGGCGCACAAGAACCGGCACCCAAAAGTCTTGGTGATTACGCTTCAAGCCTATGGAACACATTGACTGGCGGTGGTGATACTGGCAACGCTAGTAGCGGCATGAGTAGTCTAATGAAATTGCTTGGCCCAGCCGCTGTGGCTGCGTTAGGTGCTAGAACTGGTACGGCTGCCGCTCAACAAGGACAGGCTGCGGCTAATCAAGTTGGCGCACTTTCTCCCGCAGTTCAAGCGCGCGCCAATGCTGCGACACAGACAATGACAGGCCAACTTGCTCCTGCTGCAATACAGTTTGGTCAACAGTATGGCGGTCAAGTTGCAGATGTGCAGAATCAATTGCAAGGCGTGGCAGGTAACATTGCAGCGTATGGTGCGCCACTGATTAACATTGGTCAGAATCAAATGACACAAGCGTTAAGCGGTGGGTTAACTCCTGCCGGACAACGTGCGTATGAGGCGCAAAAAGCACAAGCGGAACAGAACGTTGCTTCACGCGGCGGTGTAGGTGCTATGCAAGCAGGTCGTGCAGAGATGGATGCGTTGGCAAACTTGGCGCAACAACAGTTCCAACAAGGTCAGGCAACTTATCAGGCCGGCGCTCAGTATGGCGTACAAGGACAAAGTTTGTTGGCTCAAGCAGCTCAGTTGGGGTTGAATTCAGCACAAGTGCAATTAGCGCAGAACAATCTAGCTAATACGATTCAACAAAATGCAATCAATCTATCGTTGTCGCAAGCCGGTATTTCAGATCAATACTTGATACAGTCGATTCAGATGGGCTTGGCGTCGGATCAACAGACGGCTGCAAACTTGCAAGGTCTGTATTCTAAGATGGCTCAGATTGCGTTCTCGCAGCCAACCACCACTACAACGACCACTCGCGCCACAACATAAGGAAAAGACATGGCTGATCCACAAACTACAGCATCTTCAACGTCTACTGATGATAACGAGTTGTCTGGCTTGTTAAACCAAAGTTTTAACAATCCTTTGATGAAAGATTATGTTGGCGTTAAAGCTAAAGCAGCAATGCTTCAACAAGGTGCGGACGTTAAAAAAGCAGAAATACTTGAGCAAACTCAAAAACCTTTTATTGAACAAGAACTTGCTAAACGTAAAGAATTAGAACCGCAACAAGCCGATATTCGCGCTCAGATGAGCAAGCCGTTTCAAATACCGCAACCTATGATGGCTGACTTTGCGTCGTTAGGCGGTATGCTTGCGGTGACAGCGTCTATGCTTGGTGGCGCAGGTAAGCAGCCAGCTATGCAAGCTATGGCAGCCATGACAGGAATATTAGATGGGTATCAGAAAGGTCGTAAAGATTTAATTAATAATTCTTTTAAAGAGTTTGATGCCAACATGAAGCGGTTGCAATCGTTGCAAAAAGCAATTGACGATGAGCTTGCAAATTATGTTGCTCAGATGAAAGCCGGCAAAGAAGGTGCTGCGTTGTCTGCACAAACATTAATTGCAAGAACAAGCGGTGGATCATACGCTGCTGCAATTATGAATCAAAGCGCAGACAAAACACTTGAGATTGGTATGCAAGCACAACGCTTGGCTGCGCAAAGACAAGACGCTTTATTGCGTATTGATGCAGAGCGTGACAGAGAAGATAGAAAGAATGTTGTTGTCAATCCGCAAACTGGGGATCGCGGCTACGTTAGTTCTAAAGATGGAAAATTCCATAAGCTGGAATTGCCAACAGGATTTGTTTCTGATTTGGGCGGCGCTGAACGACCATTTATGGTTGATAAAGATAATAACCCTGTGTATCCAGATGCGACAGGTCGGTATCCTACAGACAAGCCTTTATACAAGCCTGGTTCTTTAAAAACGAGCAAGTTAGACTCATTCTCTGGCGACGCAAGCATGGCCGTTAAAGAATACACCGGCGCAACATTGCCAGTTAAAGATGCAAAAGATGTTACGCAAATTGCTCGCGCTATGGGTGAAGCAGAGTTGTTGCAAAAAGATGTTCAAAACAACCCAGAATTAATTGGTCGTACTGGTCAAGTTGGTCGTGCTATTAATCGTTACGTTGATTCTTTCAGATCAGGAAAAGAAATTGGAGATGATCCAAATCTATCTCAAGAACAATTAATTTTTGCAAAACGATATGCTGCATACCTTGTTCAATATGAACGTGGAATTGCTGGTGGCGCAAAAGGATTTACCGTTGCGTTGCAACAACGATTCAATAATCTTTTAAATCAAGATCAATTTAATCCAGAAGGGTTTAAAAATCTTATGGATCAACACATTACTGAATTGGCTGGTCAGGGTGTTGCGTTTAGTCCTAAAAACATTAACAGGCAAAAACTTTTAGATTTTGGCCGTGACATTGCATATAGTGCAAATTATGGCGCACCATCAGTTACTGTAACTCAAGGCGGTGTTGCGCCACCAGCAACAACAGCATCTAGCGGCGCAAGCGCAACACCAAAGCCTATGCCGTCAGAGGATAAATTAAGAGCGTACGTTGCGGCACATCCTGAGTTTAATGGCGACATTAACAAAGCAAAAGAATTTTTGCGGTCACAAGGATATCAATAATGGACCCAACTGACATTAGTGATCTTCCCTCTCCTGCAAGCGTTGGTAATGTAGATATCTCAGATTTGCCCTCACCAAAGTCTGTTGCCACTCAGGCTGCGCCTAAAGAAATAAAAGGAAAATCTTTCCCATCATTTGGTGAAACACTTGAAGGCATCGCAGATCGAGCATCTGCCGCTGGGCGTGGTGTTGTCAAAATGGGTGTTGGTGGCCCTGGAGAAATTGAAAAATTTGTTTCTTATACCGTTCCTCAAGCATTAGGTTTGCAACCTAAAGGAACAAAGCACGACATGGGTTTTGGTCGTGAAACAATCTTTCCGACCATGAGTGAAGTTGAGCAAGTGTTGCAGTATGGCGAGAAGGCCGCAGGAAGGCGTCCTGGCGTTGATCCTCGATATAAAGGATATGAAACGGCAGGAGAGTTTTTATTGCCTGGAGCGCAATTAGCTCCAACAGTAACAAAGTTGGCAACAAAAGGCGCATCAAAAATTGGCGAGCTGCTTGGCGTCAAACAACCAGAACTCGGACTAAAACCATCTACACTTAGAGAAATGGGGACTGAGATTGGCACTACGCTAGAATCTAAAGTTAACGCTGAATATGCTGCGCGTCAAGCCGAAGCCGCAGAAAAATACGGCGATGCAATTCAAGCTGCAAGAAAAACTCAAGTTGAAGGAACACCGTTTGCACAGTCGGATCAAGGCCGCGCATTAATTGATTCTCTTGAAAGATCAAAGTTGTACACCCAAGATGGAAAAGCATTTCAAATGGGTGAAGAACAAGTTGCTGGTATTAATCGGTTAATTAATGCAATTAAAGGAACAACAACTGGCGGTGAAGTGGTGCCTGTCGGTAAGGGTGTTGTGTCCTCAACTGTTACCAAGAAATTACCGTCGGTTACGACAGAAAAAGACATTAATGCTTTGATTGAAGAGTTAAGGTTTTTAAGAGAACCTAACGCTAAGGGCAAACCATCAGAAGCGTATGCAGCATTAAGTGACAAATACAAAGGCCAACTTGCAGAAGCCTTGGAAAACGCTTTGTATAGTTGGAATGATAAATATCGTTTAGCAGATGAGGCTTACAAAGCAGCGTCACAAAAATTAAATGTGTTTAAAACTGAATTAATGTCTAGCGCGTTACGCGGAGAAAAATTTGATTTTAAACAAATGGCTGCAGATCCTGAAACGCTTGCTCCACAGTTCTTTAAATCGCAAGATACGGTAAGGCAATTAAAGGCGGCCACTGGCGATCCTGCTGCGGTGGATGAGTTGGCCAAACAATATGCCGCAACTATCTTAGAAAACAAAACACCAAAACAAATTAGTGATTTTGTTAATGATGTGAAAAATGAAGGTTGGTTAACGGAAACCGGATTAAAAGATAAGTTAGCTCAATATGCTAATCAAGCGACTGGCGCAGAAAGCAGACAAAAAATACTCAAGTGGTTAGGTGCTCTTACTGGTGCCGGTGCGGTTGGCGGTGCATTAACTAAAACTGATTTTAATAGACTTTTTAATGTGTTCCCATGAGCAAGAAACAAAAAGGCGTTAACCCAGAACTCGAGTTGGCCATTGCCAAACTCTTGCGTGACGTAATGAATGATCCAAGCGCGTCGCTCACTGACAAGTGCCGCGTCCTAGATCGTTCGATCAACGTAGAGAAGCTCAAGCAAAAGATTTCTGACGACGAGTGGGGATCAGGCTTCGTTGTATCTGATGAAGATGAGGGTTAGAATACGATTTTGTTAACTAGGGGATAACTGATGGATGCAATAGCGGTAGTAAGACTAGCGTTAACGGTGATTAACCAACGATTATTGATTATTTTAGTATTAGGTCTATCGTTTGGACTTGCTTGTTGGGTGATGTATTCACCGAGCTGGGAACGATTGGTAGCTATGGCGTTTTTCTGTATTTACAGTTATCTTTGTATTAACACTAAGGAAAGGATTAATAATGAGCAAGCACAAGCGTCCGAGTGAAATGAGCCAACAGGTTGCTAAGTCGGTGCGGCCTCAATTGCCGCGTGATGGGTCAATGGATGGCTCCAATACTCACAAGAGTGGTGAGTTGCAGCCTGGTGGTTTTACGGCGGTTTGGAACTTTGGGGGCCAAACCAACACTAAGCAATCACCTACGACTAAGCCAGGTAATGCAGGTGGCAAAAGGATTATCTAATGGCTAACAATATCGCATTTCAGGCGATGGGTAAGACGTATAAAGCAAACGTCACGACCTCAAGCCAGACCATTACGATTACGGCTGACAGTCCTGTTAATCAGATTTGTGTGGCTAACCATCAGCCAACTGGCGCAACAGGCTACCCTGTTTATTTTACGGTCAGTTCGTTGGCAAACGTCACGGCTACAGTACCTGCGGCAGGTACACCGTCGTATTGCTTGGTGAGCGTGCCTGGCACAATCAAAGTGTTTACTGTGCCGCAACAAGTTAGCCCAAGCACCAATCTATACATTGCGTTTATTGGTGAAGCTACATCTGAGTGCTACTTTACTCCCGGCGAAGGGTTGTAGACCCTCGGGTGAGCAAAATAATCTAATTAAGGAATTACTATGACCATTAAAGAGAAATTGCAGTCTGAGTTAGATACCGCCCGTGCAGAAGTTGCGCGTCTTGAGCAAAGTCTTGCTAATTTGCCCGCAGAGATTGAAACCCTTGCCGAAGAGGCTTGGGAACGGGTTACGGCGTTTTTTAAAGCGTTGTAATGGTTGATCGGTGGAAGAACAGACGCAGGATGGCGTGGTTATCCATGCTTGCCGGTCTGTTTTTTCCATTGCTTGTGCTCAGTTCCAACTCTGCAACGTTAGGCGCCATTGCAACACCGTTTTATCTGTTTGTAACGGGTGTAGTCGGTGCGTATATTGGTTTTGCAACAGTCGATGACAAGAACTTTAAGGATCAATAATGTTTCCATTGCCTAGTGTTTTATGGATGAAGATTGTTGCGGCTCTTGCGCTATGTGCCGCCATGTACTTCATGGGTTGGAATCACGAACACAAAAAATTTGTAGAGTTCAGGGCGCAAGTTCAGGCCGCTGGTAAAGCGCAAGAGGCTAAGAACGCAGAGATTGTGAAACAACACGAACAGATCACTCAGGGGATTAAAGATGAGTATGAAGCGAAACTTGCTGCTGTTAATAACTACTATTCTGCCAGCGTGCAGCCAAATACCCGTAGCGGTAGTGTGTCCACCGCCGGCGCAAGCACCGACAGAACTCTTGCAACCCCCGAGTACCGACTACTTGCTAGACAATGCGCTGCGACAACACTAGAGCTTGAAGAATTACAGAAGTGGGTGAAAGCTAATGTTAAGTAATTGGCAAAACTCATTTGAGTTGGTCTTAGACTCCGAAGGTGGGTTCTCAACTGATCCTGATGACCGTGGCAACCATATGCCTGATGGCCGCCTAGGCTGTACAAACCTTGGCGTGCCCATGATGACTTGGGAATTGTATGTTGAGCGCCAAGCAACGATTGATGAAATGAAGACGCTTACCCCTACGGATGTCGAGCCTCTGTACAAGCGATTGTTCTGGGACAGGGTTTGGGGTGATAAACAATTTACAGGTGTTGACTACCTTTTGTTCGATTGTGCGGTGAACACTGGGGTGGCTCAGTCCGTGTTGTTCTTGCAACGTGCGGTGGGTGCCCAGCCGGATGGTCAGCTAGGCCCACTGACTTATGCAGCAACGATTACGCACGATCCTAAAGATTTGATTGAACAATTTAGTCAGCAGAAGATAAACTTCTACAAAGGGTTGAACAACCCTAAGTATGAAAAAGGGTGGCTTGCACGAGTTGCTCATGTCAAAGACGCAGCACTCATTATGGTGAGATAAATGGCTAAAAATCCTAATCTTTCTGTTGGCAGGGGTGAGAAGTTACCCGCATCAAGGGGGGCGGGATTAACGGCCAAGGGTCGAGCCAAGACCAATCGTGCAACAGGCAGCAAGCTCAAGGCACCAACAAAAGACCCAAAGAATCCACGCCACAAGTCTTTTTGTGCAAGGTCTAAGTCATGGAAAGGTGAGCGTGGCAAAGCAGCTCGCCGCAGATGGGGGTGTAGAAGATGAAAGACGGTTTGTATGCCAATATCCACCGCAAACGTGCACGGATCAAGAAAGGGTCTGGCGAACGAATGAGAAAGCCTGGTAGTAAAGGTGCGCCTACTGCTAAAGCCTTTAAGAAGAGCAAGCGCACCGCCAAGCGTTAGAGTTTACGCAATCCTAGTTGGTAACCCAATAGGACTAACTTGTTCTGCTCTGAGAAGATTGTTGTGAAATAATCAATGCCAAGTTTAGGGCGGTGTAGCAGCCCTGGCATATCAGCCCACAGATAGTCATCAAATAAGATGACGCCACCGTGTTTAAGCATCCCCCACGCCATGCAAGCGTCTGTCATTACGTCATAGGCGGTGTGGCTGCCATCAACGTAAATGAAATCAAACTTAGACTCTTCTGCAATGAGATGAGCAAGCATTTCGTAGCTTGTACCTTTGTAGGGGATAACGTGTTGACCTGGTAGCTTGACCTCATCAACGTTTGCTTGCCAACGCTCATACATATTGTCTAAAACAATGTTTGTATGCTCCTCAGAGCCTTTAAACGTGTCTACAACAATAATTTGACCGTTAGGCGATAGCATATTCTCGAGCATCCAACACGTTGCCCTACCCTCAAAGCAGCCTATCTCTAAGATGCTATTGCACTCTGGCAATCTATTTTTTATAGCTTTAAAGTTCACCACGTTGTGTGAGAACCAGTCTTGTGTGAAGTTTGTCATGGTGCGGGGATCAACCTTCCTTCAAAGGCGTAAGTGCCAACGTGGGTGAGAACAGCCCAAGGTGCTGCCCAGATTTGACCACCAATCTTGCGATAGATCGCGCAGAAATGATAATCCTCAGACAGTAGGCGGCCTGTTTCCTCTTCAATCGAGGTGGCGAAGTATTCGTGTATCTTGTCACGCGCTTGCATGGTGTTGCCTAGATCGTGCACGTCATTGAAATAATGCGGTACATGAGGCTCTAGCGCTTCGAACACTTCACGTTTAATGAGCAAGTAACCCGTACCTGCGTTCATAATTTCAACAGGCTGATCGACTGGTACGGTGACTTCGGCTGCATAACCTACCAGGTTCACCACAAACGATCCGGTGTGGTGTTTCAGCATATCGTTGGCAATACCGTTATCCATTGCACGTTTGACCGTGTTCCAGTTGATCTCTTTCTTGGGATAGATACCACCGATCACGTTCTTATCGGCCTGAACCATCTTAACAATGTCAGCAGGATTAAAACCAATATCAGAATCAATAAACATAAGGTGCGTGCAGTCTGACTTCAGGAAAGCGTTAGCCAGAGCGTTACGCGCGCGAGTTATGAGAGATTCATTAAACATAAACGTAAACATCGACTCGATGCCAGCCTCCTTGAGTGTTGCAGGAAGGTTTAGCAGCGACTGCGTGTAGAAACCCGCGCACTGGCCACCGTACATAGGGGTGGCGATGAGTATTTTAGGACTAGACATTTGTATAACCTTATTGGTTGATTAAACTTCTTCTATGCGTGGTGTTTCATTGGTGACGATCACTATGCAACCGCCACCGCCCTTCTTTACAAGACCCCTGTGGCAAGTCACAGTTGATACCTGTGCATCATTGTCAAACAGTCCTGCGTCTTGCAACGCATCAAGAATAGGCTTGATAGAGTTGTCAATATCCATCAAGCGTGCATCCCGTGGTCTGATGACAATATCAACTTCCACTCCCGCCCCACCAAAAGATTCTAATTGGTGCAGTGCAACATACTCTTGTACCGCTAATTTAAAGTCACGCCCTCGCTTGGATACAAACCTGCGATGGCCACTAGCAATCCAGTAGTTGTTGATTGATGGTGGGTACGGCAAATGTAAAACGTGTCGCATCAAAATGGTACCGAATCATCATCATCAAATGATTTGACCTCGCGCGGATAGGTGCCGGCGTGCTCCTCTTTCTTCTTGGCCTCTAGCTTCTCGCGCCACTGTGGGTCGGGCACAAAGGTGTCTTCAGCGATAGCGATGAGTTGACCCACGGCTGATTGCTTAGTCCACCCTGTGAACTTGACAGTGTCACCCACCTTGTAGTCTTTGGTGACTAAGAGCTGACCCTTCCAATCTGGATGCCGCTCTGTAGTCTTCTTAGAATTTTGGAAGATAACACCCTTGCCAGGGGTTGGAATGTGGCTAGTCATACGGTTTCTCCTGCTGTTGCGATCATGCGGTTAAGTACGGTTTTCTGGATTTCAGTCATCTTGTCAATAAAGTCTTGATTGGCACGGGCTAAAGCCTTACATTTCTCAAACCTCTCCCCCGCATCAAGTTTTTTCGATTTCCCGATTCTGTCGCACAAATTACCGAATTCACGAATAAAGTCTTCATTATCGTAAACGTATTGGTGCGGTTTATCGGTGCCTGGCACATAGAGCGGTAATTCAGGCGCGGCAACATCACCATAATCGGCTTCAGGAGCGTCTAAAACGTCGCCTAAGACGACTTCGCCATCATTGGTGATAGTTGGTATAGGTTCAGGCTTAATGCGTCCCATATCCTTTGTTTTCACGGGTTCAAAGTCTTGGACTTCTTCAGGACTGTAGAATCCGGTAACAGAGCCTGGGTAAACTGATCGAATGCCTTCGCTAATGCAGCGTGATCGGAGCATAGCTCGTGGAAATTTTTGCCACCCACTGCCTGGTTTAACAAGTCCAATACTTCGGGCCTGGTCAATAGTCCAAGTGACCAAAAGAGATCCACCATTCGGATGGCTAAAAGTCCCTGTGACACGTTCATCTGTATATACCTCCCAGTTAACTTTACCGCCAGCGGCCTGAAATCTAGCCATCATTGCATCGGCTTTAAGTGCAGGACGGCCTTGAATAACGTGATAATCACGGGCTGCGGTAGCAAAGGCGTGTCCTTCAGCCTGTGCGACCATGCCAAGTGCTAACACCTGATTGATGTCGGTTAAACCGAATAATCGAGAATCAGCGATAGCTTTAGCCATCTGTTGCATATCTGCAAACGGTACGATGTTGCTCATATTTACTCCCCTGATTCTTGTAAAGCAATACTCAACAAAACACGACAATCTTTTTTAAACAAAATACATAAATCTTTCGTGTCTTTATGTACATCGTTCGCACTTTTAACTTCGTCTAACGCAATCATCATGTCCTTAATTTTTGCAATCAAAGGCACTATTCGCTGACGTTCAAACGCTTGACCGTCTTCGCAACCTCGTTCATAAGACTCTTGCACCTTATTGTTTAATTCATTTAATGCTGTGTATTGTTCAACATCATTCATTTTTATCCCCTTATTTAATTAAGAAACGGCGTGAGCCTGGTGATTCAATGACAAACTGCTTGTAAATATCTGGCATAGCGGCCTTGAACAACTCTGCTGAAAACCGTGCACTAGACTTAGATGACTTCCAACTCACTAACGTCGAGCCATCAATACTTCTGATTTCTTCGTTATCAGTCATATAGTTTCTGATCTGTACTTCCCAACCTTCGTAAACGGTCTCTAACTCCTTTATTTTGGATTTGAGTACCTTTAGTTGTTCGATAGCGTGTTCAACGTCCTGAGTGGCTGTAATCACGCCAGCGGTGCTAACTGGATAGACCAGTTTAGTTTGATCGACTGTTTCCGGTGTCGGCAAGGTGCCTAATTTGACATGACTCCAGTTGACGGCCATCTTTTGGATAAGTTCTGTCTTTTCTGCTTCTGAAATCTCAAAGACATAATGCTTGAACTCTTGGCCGCCGAATAAAACTGCAAAGCAGACTTTGTTGACGTTATGTACCGCTGCTTCGTGAACCAACTGTGCATAGTCCGCTGGCGGGATGCGACCCTGTTCAAAGTCGTACTTATTGCGTGTGGCAGCGTTGTAGTTTTTGGCTTCGACAAGGGTTGATCCGTCAGCAGAAATTCCATCGAAATGGCTCCGAAACCATGGCTCAGTACGATGGGTAAGTTGATAATCTGCATCTTTCACTTCCATTTTGAGTGCGTTTTGAGCAAGCCTAAGAATCGTTGGCTGCATCACATGGCCCATCTGCACAGCTTCGATCTCAGACAAGTCTGGCGCTTCTTGCTTCCCTTGTTTAATCAGGATTTGGTCAACAGCTTTGCCGTTAGCAGCTTGGCGTGTATCTGATGCCCACCAGGCGCTGTTGCGTACTTCAGGTGCGAAATCGTCTTGATTGTTCATGTTGAACCTTTAAAAAAAGTAACTAACTTTGCGGAAAATAACTTTGCGTGTATGCGACTTCATAAATACGCCTAACTCAGGGAAATACCAGAACTGTTTACGGTAATGGCGCATCTTCATTGGTCACCTTTATAAATGCACTCAATACAAGAACAGAACCCTGTACCGCAATTTTGTGGTCTTTTACTTTCTAAGTGATATTGCGCGACTATTTTGCCGTCAGGCAATATGAGTGCCTTGGTTTTAATGTCGTGGCCTTGTTCGCGCAGCTCTTTAATCCTAGCGGCTAGTCTGAAACATCCGCACCCATGTAA